GCTGTAGTTTTTAAAGACTATATAAATGAATGGTCAGAGTCTGGATATTGGCCAGAGTATATCGACAACTGGAAGCTAAATGAAGCGGGTGCTGGAAGAATGCATTACTCTGTCATAGAAGTTTTAAAGCATGATATACATGCCGAAAAAAATCTTGCAATTACATTTCATACAGATGCACATAAGCATAGAGTTGGTCAGCCAAGAGCACAACAGATTATAACAATCACCATTTATGTAAACGATGATTATACAGGAGGAGAAGTTGAGTTCTTAAACGAAATTGACGAAGTGCCAAAGGTCGTTACTTACAAACCAGGAGTTGGAGATGTCACTGTTTTCCCATCTGGCATGCCATATTTTCATTCGGCAAAAGCTGTTACTGAAGGAAACAAAAAAGTTTTTGTTAGAGTTTTTGCACAATGGGATTACCCAGGATCAAAAGAATGGGCAGATGGCATTGAAAAATACGGAGAAGAAGAGTGGCTTCGCATTGTAGATGCTGACGTTCAAGAAAAGGTCTCTACTGGAATATATGATCGTGAAGTTAGAATTGAAGGAACAAAATGGCATGATGTAAATCCTTCTATTAAAATTGAAGTGGCTAAAGAAAATCATATTTATGTAGACGGTAGAAACCAGTGACTAGATTAATCTTCGGGATTATGATAGGATTCTCTGTGGGTTATCCGCTAGGATTATTTATAGACAAATGGGACAAGAGGATTAAAAATGACAGAAGATAAGAACACTCTTCAGCTAATCAGCGATATAACAGAGTTCAATGACCTTCATGAGTACATGAAAGACGAACACTTAGATAAGGCTTTGGCCATTGTTGTTAAGATACTAATGAACCCTGAAGTTCCTTCCGCAAAAGCCCCCATGCTAATCATGGAGCTTCAAGCAATGTCTACCAAGTTTGCAGTGATGGCCTCTGTATATTCTACTATTGCAAAGGACAAAGCGGGAACTATTAATAACAACAAGAAAAACGTTTACTATTCAGTAAAGGAGTCCATAGACAAACTTGTAGATGCACTTAAGTATGTAGTAAGGTATAACTCATAATGATTAAAGACATACTTCTTTGTACGTTGACAGGAGCTATCCTAGGCGGAATATTTGCAGCATTTAAATTGCCAGTTCCAGCACCACCATATTTTCCTGCAGTTATGGGGATCATTGGCATTTGGCTCGGCGCTGATTTAGTTTTTAGGTTTGCTAATGGCTAGAGATATTGTAAAGAACCTTAAGTTTAAAAAACATACTGGTAAGTTTTTTGATCCAGAGTTGTTTGCTCAACTTCTTGATGAGTCATATCGCAATACTAAACGAGCAGACGGAGAGATGACTAAGAAGTCATTCAGTCCAAGTTCATTGGGTTACGGTCATGGTAAGTGTCCTAGATATTGGTATATGGCTTTTTCTGGCGCAGTTTTTATTGATGATAACGATGCAGTTGCAATTGCTAATATGGCACAGGGAACTCAGGCGCATGAAAGACTACAGAAGCTTATTTCTACCATGCCTCAGTGGAAAGCGGAAGAAGAAGAGATTGTTAATGAGTATCCGCCAATCAGAGGCTTCATAGATCTTATTATGGAGTATGATGGCGAGACAGTAATTGGTGAAATTAAAACAGCAAAGCAAGAGGTTTGGGATACAAGACAATCAGAAATGAAGTCTTCTTCAAATCACATGCTTCAGCTTTTAACATACATGAAATTAAAAAATGCTAAAGAAGGATTCTTCCTGTACGAAAATAAAAATACTCAAGAGATACTTATCATTCCAATCTCAATGAATGAAAAGAATAAAGCCCTGATTGAAAATGCCTTCTTATGGATGCAAGAGGTTTACGATAACTTTAAAAATGGAGATCTTCCAATGAGGCCAGCAGGCGCAACTAAATCAAAAATGCCCTGCACTTATTGCCCAGTAAAAAAACAATGCTACGATAAGTCTGGCCCAACAGGTACAGTTCAAATAGAGTTATACGAGGACTTTATTCTGTGATATGTGCAAATAAAGAATGCATGTCTGAGTTTGTTTCGAGAACACATAATCAAAAATATTGCTCTGATGAGTGTTGCAGAATTGCAACAAACAAGAGGATCATGGATAAATATTATGAAAAGAAAGCAATTAAAAAAGGAGCCCTGAGAAATTGCAAAAAATGCAAGTCTGAGCTAAGTAGATATAACACAGAAAATATATGCTCTTCTTGTTCAAAAACTAATTATGCTAAGGCTAAAAAGATGATCTCGGAAATTATAAATGAAATTAGCTAGCCTAGTTAAAACTAAAGCCAATAGAGTGTTAGGTATAGACGCCTCAACAAACTCTATAGCTTTTTGCTTAATGGAAGATGATGTCCCTTTAAAATGGGGAAAGATCAATCTTGTCGGAGAAGACATTTATGAAAAAATTCATGATGCAAAAAATAAAATGGCAATGATGTTAGATGAACTTAAGAGTGATTATATTGCCGTAGAAGGAGCCATACTTGTCAGATCACCAGATGCTGTGATAAAATTGTCTTATGTCTATGGAGTTGTTATTGCTGAGCTCATGTCTACTGGCGCTAAGGTTATTACTATTAGCCCATCCTCGTGGCAGGCGTACATTGGCAACAAGAATCCGACAAAGGATGAGAAGTCTGGAATAAGGTTGGCAAACCCAGGCTATGCAGATTCATGGTATAAGAATCAATTACGTAATATGAGGAAGCAAAGAACTGCTGATTACTTTAATAAGAAATATGGTTTAGAAATTGTGGATTTTGACGTTGCAGATAGTTTTGGTATTGCACATTATAGTAACCAGGTGCTTACTAAGCGATGAAACTTTATCAGAGTAAAGATTGGCTTTACAGAAGGTACATAGTACAAAAGAAAACAGTTACAGAAATAGGTAAAGAGTGCGGTGTCTCTGCTATGACTATACAGAGATATTTACAAGAGTTTGGACTGCTAAGAAAAAAATGAGTGACTACCCAAATAAATCGGGCGGGTACCAGGCGTGGATAACCGACCTTCAATTAATTGCAACAGATGCACCATCAGGACAAAAAATTATTGTTGAGTGTTTAGAGATGGCAGAGATGCTAATTAAAAAGAATGTGTCGTATGGGAACTCAGCGCTAGATCCAATTCGTATATTTTCAAAGGCGGATTCAAAGGAACAAATTAGAGTCCGTATTGATGACAAGTTAAATAGAATTCAGAATGATCAGGCTTTCCCTGGAGACAATGATATTGATGATCTAATAGGATACCTAATTCTTTTAAAAATTGCCAATAAGTCTTAGTCAACTAAAACATGGTATAATTTATATATGAGCGAAATAGAGCCAGCAGTACATTTTGATCGCATGAATAGGGTTGTGGAAGAGCTTTTAAAGGGCAATTCAGCAACTCAGATAGCCACGCTTACAGGATTCTCACGCAAAGAAGTTTTAGAGTACGTTGATGAATGGAAGTCTGTTGTTCATAACGACAGCAATATTCGTGACCGTGCAAGAGAGGCCATATCTGGCGCAGACCAGCACTACGCAATGCTGATAAAAGAAGCTTGGAAAACGGTAGAAGATGCAGACACACAGGGCCAGCTAAGCGTAAAGGCAGGAGCTTTAAAGTTAATCGCAGATATAGAAACAAAAAGAATAGCAATGCTACAGTCAATCGGCGTGTTAGAAAACACTCAGATAGCATCTCAGATTGCAGAGACAGAGCGTAAGCAGGAGATCTTGGTTGGCATATTAAAAGAAGTAACGGCATCTTGTCCTAAATGCAAAATGGATGTTGCAAAAAGACTTTCTCAGATTACAGGAATTGTTGAAGCAATTGTAATTGAGGACGCTGATGTCGTTTGATTTTTCAGATTTAATTGATATTTTAGATGGCGAAGAGTTTGAAGAAAAGCCTGTTGATCTTAGAACATTTGTTAACGATCCAAACTATCTAGGACTACCACCTCTTTCAGAATACCAGTACCTTCTGATTGAAAAAAGCTCTCAGATATACAAAGAGTCAACACTAAAGAAGTTGTTTGGAGAAGACGAAGGTGCAATAAGATTTAAGCAGACAGCAAATGAAGTAGTTGCACAACTTGGCAAAGGTTCAGGAAAAGATTACTGCTCAACAATTGCAGTTGCATATATAGTATATTTACTATTGTGTTTAAAAGACCCAGCAACATATTATGGAAAGCCCCCAGGAGATTCTATTGATATTATTAATATTGCTATTAACTCACAACAGGCAAACAATGTATTCTTTAAAGGATTTAAAAGTAGAATAGATAAGTCTCCATGGTTTATAGGGAAATATTATTCAAAGGCTTCTGAAATTCAATTCAGTAAAGCAATAACAGTACACTCAGGTCACTCAGAAAGAGAAGCCTGGGAAGGATATAACGTTATTGTTGTTATTCTTGATGAAATTTCTGGCTTTGCAATTGAAAATACGACGGGCCACGATCAAGCAAAAACAGGTAGTGCGGTGTATGATATGTATAGGGCATCAGTAGACTCACGTTTCCCAGACTTTGGAAAGGTTATTTTGCTATCGTTCCCTAGATTTAAAAATGACTATATTCAGCAAAGGTACGACGCTGTAATTGGAGAAAAAGAAACTGTAATTAGAGATCACAAATTTAAGATGTATGAGGAGTTACCAGATGGAACTGAAGGTAATGAGTTTGAGATTCAATGGGAAGAAGATCATATTGTATCTTACAAAATACCTAAAGTTTATGCTCTTAAACGCCCAACTTGGGAAGTTAATCCAGTTAGAAAAATTGACGATTTTAAAACAGCCTTCTATACAAACCCAACAGATGCTCTTTCAAGATTTGCTTGCATGCCACCAGACGCAATTGACGCATTCTTTAAGTCAAGAGAAAAAGTAGAAAAAGCATTTAATGTGGGAGCAATTGCCGTAGACAACTTCGGCAGACTTGAAGAGTGGTTTTTGCCAGACCCAGATAAAAAATATTATATACACGTAGACTTGGCACAGAAGCATGACCATTGTGCAGTAACGATGGCTCATGTAAACAAATGGGTTAACGTAAAGGTAACAGATACATACTCACAGCCCGCCCCTATTGTAGAGATAGACGCAGTTAGATATTGGACTCCTACACCAGACAAGTCTGTTGACTTTACAGAAGTTAAAGACTACATTCTTTCTCTTAAAACTAGAGGCTTTAATATAGCAATATGTACTTTTGACAGATGGAACTCTCATGATATGATGCAACAACTAAAACAATATGGCATCAATACAGAGATTCTGTCTGTCGCTAAAAAACACTATGATGATATGGCAATGATTGTGGCGGAAGAAAGACTAATAGGGCCGCACATACCATTGCTTATAGATGAACTATGTCAACTTAGAATCATGAGAGACAAGGTTGACCACCCTAGAAAGGGGTCAAAAGACTTGGCGGATGCTACTTGTGGAGCTATATTTAATTCAATTAGTAGAACTAGATTTGATAATAATCAAGAAATAAATGTACATACTTATGAATCAATGAGCTATGACAATGACTTTGGGGACAAGGATGACCCAGATACAACATCCTATAATCTGATCAGGGCACCAAGAATGCCCCAGGACTTAAGAGAAGCAATGGACAGGATGCAAATAATATGAGCGAATATCAAGAGCTAGCCAAAGAATGTAAGTGTTGCAGTAAACACGTACCTCTTCCAATTGTAATGAAATCATACAATGGTATTGTGGTTTGCCCAACTACACTACAAAATATAATAGAGTATAAAAGATTATGGGAGGCATTTGGATCAAGACCCATGGGAGCAATTAGAAAACATTTTTCAGAGTATGTTCAGCAGATTGTAGAATCTGGTATATCCAAAAATGAAAGCTAAATTTACTTCAAGCAGCCTTGCCGAATCAATTGTTAATGAAAAGGCATCAAAGTCTGTATACTACTATCCAGGGATAGAGTCTGATATATATAAGAATAAATTAAATCTTATAAAGAACGGTGGATGGAAGAGGATGGAGTTTGGCTCCATATGCGAATATAACGAGTATGGATTTAGATCACCTAAATTTAAAAAAGATATAGATCTATTATTTGCTGGATGCTCAGTAGCTTCAGGACTAGGGCTACCAATAGAAGAAACAATGCCTTACATATTAAGTAATAATTTGCATGTAGAGTATAACTCTGTTGCAAGATACGGTGACAGCATCCCTGGACAGATAAGTAAAATTTTTTCTTATATAAATGAATTTGGAAACCCTAAAAAAATAGTAGCATTGTTCCCAGACTTTAATAGATTCCTTACATTTAATAATCAAGCTTTGCTTGCGTCACAATCATTTTTTGATTCTTATGATGAAAAGACTTTTGTATGGGCAAATACTCAATCTGAAAATGATTTTAGAACTAAAGAGTATATGAATTTTATGATTAAAAATAGTACAACAGTTTCTGCAGAACAAAACCCAAAAGGAATATATAAGAGACCTCTGATCGCAAATGATGTTATTACTGAAGAAATTTCACACATGTACGCCGCTCAGTATATAGATATGCTGTCTCTTTATTGTAAGGCAGCTGGTATAGATTTTGTTTGGAGCACATGGGATACTACTACTAATGAGCTTATTAAAAAAATAAACTTTGAAAATTATATTAGCTGTAGCCCAGAAAATTGGTCTGTCTTGGGAGATTTGGACATCCTGCATGATCCAGAAACAAAAAATAAAATAAATTGTCACGAAGATAAAAACAACAGCACAAGTTTTCACGTAGCTCTTGATAGAGAAAAAGGTATAGAACACTCACATTTTGGTCATCATAGACATCTGCATTACGCTGAAACTTTTTTAAATTACTTAAAAGGAGTCCTAAATAGTGATAGATATTAAATATTACATATATAAAATAATTCAAAAATTTAAAAAGAAAAAAAAGAATAGGTTTATATACTAATGAGAATATTAGGAATTAATGAGACATCTCATGATGCCTCCGTGTCTTTAATAGAGGACGGAAAATTATTATTTGCAGGTCATGCAGAAAGATATAGCAAGCAAAAAAATGATTGGTATATCAATGATAGTTTAGTTAATGATGCTTTGTCTTACGGCCTACCTGATGCTGTAGCCTACTACGAGAAACCCCTTCTGAAGGCCTCTAGGCTGCTTGTAAGAGGTGGTTCAGGTGAATGGAACCCAAGGTTTAAGATCGACGGGATACCCCGTAAATCATTTGGCCACCACTACTCCCATGCATCAGCAGGATATTACACGAGTTCATTTAACGATGCCGCTATAGTGGTTCTAGATGCCATAGGAGAATATAACACTTCTACAATATGGACTGGCGAAAGTGATAAGATTAAACTAAAGTATAAGCAAAACTACCCAGTTAGTTTTGGATTATTCTATTCGGCATTTACTCAGCTAATAGGGCTAATGCCAAACCAGGAAGAATATATTATGATGGGCATGGCCGCATACGGAGATTGGACCAAATACTATAAAAAGGTTAACGACTATTTCCCTTCATATACTAGCCAAAAATATAATTTTCATAAAGGAATCACAGATTGGGGCTGGGTTTCAGAAGAAGATAAGTTTGACATTGCAGCCGCAGCACAAATAGTTTACGAACAAAGACTTAACGATTTTATGCGTATGGCAAAGTCGCTAACTGGCAAAAATAACTTGGTGTTCATGGGTGGATGCGCTCTAAACTCTTCAGCAAATACTCTGCTATGGAAAATCTTTGATATGATTTGGATTATGCCAAACCC